TGATCCAATGTTTTATAAACGATTTGTAGTAGCTACTCAGGCGTGTAGAACACTTAATGTGACGGATAAAGATATGCGCATTTCAATCTTTGATGCAATTCTTTATCCGAAAAAGACAGTCCCACTAACGATTGATGAAATTCTTCAAGGAGTGCCATTTTAGAATGGCAATACTTATAAGTGAAGCGAAGCTTTATAAGATGCTCGATGAGTTTGCAGATGAGGCTTATGGTGTTTTAGAAGGTATGAGTTCTTTGACAGTCACAGGGTTAATAGTCAAATTTATTGAAGAATGTAAGAAAAGTCCTTGACTTTTATTTAAAATCTGATATAATTGGTGTATAGGGTAGAGCATGAGTTATTATGATAGTGAAGATCAAGGTCATGAATACGATGACTACTTTATCACAGAGAAAGAGGAAAGAAAAAGAATGACTGATAGTGTTACTGTTTATGCAAAGGGCCGACTGTTTTGGCCGAAGATTGTTGGTGAGAAGGCTCTTCACCAGAACTATGAACGTACTGGCCGTGAATGGTCGTATGAATTTGAGCCGGAAGATACGTCCTTCCTGAAGGAAGAGCGATTGCTAGACCGATTGAAGGATAAGGAAGATTCAAAGAACCCTGATAAGGGTCCTTACCTGAACCTGCGAAAGCCTGAGTTTTCTCGGGACGGTGAGAAGAATGAATGTATTCGCATCTACAACGAAAATGATGAAGCTTGGGGAGACACCTTGATTGGTAATGGTACGACTGCTGATGTGAAGCTTCGTATTGTTGACTACGGCAAGGGTAAGAAGAAGGGTATTTATACTACCGCTATTCGAATTACTGGTTTGGTTCCTTACTCAAGTAATGAATTTGCTGGTATGGATGGTGGAGATACTCCGAAGAAGCCGAGTAAGGCCACTGGTAAGTCGGGCGCTGCTAAGAGTGCTGCCGATATCATGGACGACCTCGACGACGACATTCCCTTCTAATACTTGAATCCCTCTCGGGCGAAAAGCTAAAGCTTACGTTGGTGAATGGAAGGATAAGGCATAAGTTCTGATGAACATTGTGCGAGGGCCTTCCTTTTTTAGGAGATGATATGTCGCATAAATTTAATTTATTGGCACAAGTAAGACATCGAATTACAGATGTTCTTACTATGGCTGTAGAGGCAGAAACAGAAGAAGAAGCCTTTGCGAAAGCTAAAGAAGCTTTAGAGAATTATCCACGTCCGCATCAGCAATCAGATGTTCCTTACTGTTATGTAGAACACAGAGTATTTGATGATACGAATGTAGTTAGTATTGAAAATATGGAGAAAGAGAAGGGTGCCTAAACTAGAGGAACTACCTTCAGACATTCATAACTTGTTTGATCCTGAAGTACACCACGAGCCTAACAAGGAAAATCTTGATGCGTTTGTGCAAAACTTTAGGGATATCGTTAGTCAAAGACTTGCAAAACAGAATGAAAGAGAATTTAGTCTTCGTTTCTCAGCGCTTGGAAAGCCTGACCGACAACTCTGGTATGATGCACATCCTGAACCGGGCACCAAAGAACAAATGACACTTAAGACCTATCTTAAGTTTCTATATGGTGATTTGATTGAACAGCTTTATCTCTTTCTAGCGAAAGAAGCAGGACACAGTGTTGAACAAGAACAAGCAGAGGTTGAGGTTGACGGTATCAAGGGACACATTGATGCGATCATTGATGGTGTCGTGGTGGATGTTAAGTCAGCAAGTTCATTCGGATACAAAAAGTTCCGAGAACGAACAGTCGAACAAGACGACCCATTCGGGTATGTAGCACAACTATCAGGTTATGCCAATGTCTTAACCCCCGGACAGGATGCTGCGTGGTGGGCAATTGACAAGGTAAATGGTAATAACTGTATCTCTCCGTTGACTAAGACAGTTATCAGTCATTATAAACCTGAAGACCGTATCAAGCATTTGAAGGAGGTAGTAACTAATGAGCAACCACCGGAAAAATGCTATTCGGATATCCCGGATGGAAAATCAGGAAACAGAAAACTATCTACTCCATGTTCGTACTGCGCTCATAAATTTAGGTGTTGGTCGGGACTTCGTACGTTCATTTATTCGACAGGTCCAAGATACCTTACGACAGTAGTTCGAGAGCCTGATGTTCTTGAAATACAAGGACCTTATGTAGAGGATGAATGATGTTGATCGTAAAAGGGCTAGCCATCTAAGGAATAAATATGGACTTAGTCTCGAACAGTACTCGGAGCTTCTTACGCGACAAAACGAATGTTGCGCAGTTTGTGAACGACATCATTCCGAATTTACTACACGTCTCGCCGTTGACCATAACCATATTACCGGAGAGATTAGGGGATTGCTTTGCAATTACTGTAACCGGCGCATTGTGGGCCGACACAGGGATTCTGGAATTCTTAGACGCGTTGCCGACTATCTTGACAAAGGAACGGGTTGGTTCGTTCCAAAGAAGCGGCGACCTGTAAAGAGAAAGAAAAAATGAGTAAACGTAAACTACTATTTATAGACATTGAATGGGCACCAGCCCTAGTCTATACCTTTGATATGTGGGACAGTAATACGTCTCCTGAAAAGATCGTAGACCATGGCGGAATGCTTTGTTTCTGTGCCCACTGGGAAGGCAGTAAAGAATTCCTTTTCTGGTCTTTGTGGGAACATGGTCAGGTTGGAATGGCTACTGCTGCTAAGGCTCTTCTCGAAGAAGCAGACGCAGTCGTGACATATAATGGGGACAGGTATGACCTTCCTAAGATTAATGGTGAAATTATCTTAGCCGGTCTTAGTCCTACTCCTGATGTCCCAAGTATTGATCTAATCAAAACTGTAAAGAAGTTTGGCTTTAATATGAACCGTCTGGCTTATATTGGTCCGCTTCTTAATATCGGTGGTAAACTCAAGCACGAAGGCTTTAGTCTTTGGAAAGATGTTCTAGACGGTAAAGAAAAAGCACGGACTAAAATGACTCGGTATTGTATCCAAGACGTTCGACTCCTTGCTCGTTTGTATCGTAAGGTACTCCCTTTCATTAAGAGTCATCCCCATCTTGGTGACTCAGCCCATGAATGTGGTAATTGTGGAAGCAGCAACGTTCACAAGCGTGGCTTCTATCGAAGCAAGTATTACAGTGTTCAGCGGCTTCATTGTCAGCGTTGTGGGGCGTGGTCTAAAGGCACACGTCGAAAGATCAAGTAATGGATGAAGAGTTCAAGAAAAGACTGAGTGATTATTTTACGTCTACTGAACTCGTAGACCTTCTTGATGTGCCTACTGACATTTTAATTGATCTACTAGAAGAGTATATAGATGAACGAAAAACAGAAATCGAGGATTTCCTCAACTATGGTTCCTAATATTATTCGAGTTCCTGTTCGGAAGGAGACTACTAATGACACGCCGGGCGACATTGCCAAAGGTGCAATCAAGTATGACGCCGGAAAGGCTCCAGTCTATAGGGGGGCAGTTTCTTACTTCCCTGGGGCAATTAGCGCAGTTGCCGAAGTCTCCGCTTTTGGAGCTAGCAAATACGCTTGGAAAGGATGGGAGTCAGTTCCAGATGGAATCAATCGGTATTCTGATGCAATGGTACGACACCTTACCTATGAGGGACAAGGAGAAATTCTGGACCCTGATAGTGGACTTCTACATGCTGCCCACTGTGCATGGAACGCCCTCGCGAGGCTAGAGCTTCTCATTAAGGAACGAGACAATGCCATACATTAAGCGTGAAGCCCGTTTCGATCTAGATAAGGGTAGACTACCTATTACTCCGGGCGAACTAAACTATATTCTTACTAGTGAGATACAGAGGTATATTTATTGTCGTGGTGAAAACTATCAAAGCTACAATGACATTATAGGTGCTCTCGAAAGTTGTAAACTAGAGCTCTATCGTCGTAAGATTGCACCATATGAGGACGAAAAGATCAAGGAAAATGGTGATGTCTGAAGACCTTGACTGGCTTCTTTCAGAGTTTCTGCTTAATCGTGCAGCCGTTTTCCAAGAATGGTATGGTGCAGGGGATACTCAAGAAGCATATGAAGCTGATGAAGTCAGAGCTAAGGCTATTATAGAAAAACTTAAGGAAGATTATGTCTAAGTCTATTTACATTGCTGGTCCTATGACTGGTTACCCTGAGTTTAATTTTCCACTGTTTCATAAGACGGCGGCTAAGCTTCGTAGTCAGGGTTGGACAGTATTCAACCCCGCTGATAAGGAAGGTGAGAAGCTTTCTAAGGCATCGCGTAAGAATGGTGATGCTGTTCAGGCTGCTAAGGATGGATTTAATTTCCGTGAAGTCTATATGTGGGATATTGACAAAGTAATCAACTCTGACGCTATCTATATGCTTCCGGGTTGGGAGAATAGTCCCGGTGCTTGTGGTGAACACGCTGTAGCTG